GCTTCAGCATCAAAAGAGGGGCTTACTAAAGGAACAACTGCATATAATAACGCTGCTCTTAAAGATGTAATCCTTAATGATACACCTGTTTTGAAAGCAACTGCAAACTCAGCAAACCCAGTTGCAACAGATTTCAATTTTCAAGATGTCTCTTTTAATCCTCGTTTTGGTACGTCTGGACAGACAAAAGTTGAAGGTATAGAAAGTAGCTCTTCTGTCACAGCAGTGGGTGTTACTGTTACAGCTTCAGCCCCTGTTACAAGACAAATAACAAATACAGATGTTGATGCAGCAAATATTACGATCACTTTTCCTCAGATTCAAAAAGCGACAGATAAGGGAGATTTACTTGGCTCAAGTGTGCAATTAAAAATATCTGTTCAATACAATTCTGGAGGTTTTACAGATATTATTACTGACACAATTACTGGAAGAACTGCTGATGCTTACCAGAGAGATTATAGAGTTGAGTTGACAGGTGCTTTCCCTGTAGATATTAGAGTTTCAAGAATCACCGCAGATAGCACAGATGCAAGTCTAATTGATGCTTTCCAGTGGACAAGTTTGGGTGAGATCATAGATGATGCAAACACTTATGCGAATAGTGCTTACGCTGCAATCAGACTTGATTCAATGCAGTTCAGTTCTATTCCATCAAGGAAATATAGGATAAGAGGAGTAAAAGTTAGAATCCCAGCCGCAGGGGCAAACGGCTCTGGGACACCAAGCGTTGACAGTGCAACTGGTCGCATAATTTACCCAGACGGCTATATATTCAATGGCACACTTTCAGCAGCAACATGGACTTCTTGTCCAGCAATGATATTGCTTGATCTTCTTACAAATACTAGATATGGATTTGGAGATCATATTACAGACAGCAGCCTTGATTTATTTTCTTTTGTTACTGCAAGTAAGTTTGCAAATACTCTTGTTGATGATGGTTTAGGCGGTCAAGAGGCTAGATTCTCATGCAACGTAAATATACAGGGTTCTGGTGAGGCATTTGACCTTATCAATGAGTTAGCTGGTGTAATGCGCTGTATGCCAATATGGTCTGCTGGTAGTATTTCTCTCAAACAAGACAGTCCAGCTACGGCATCTTACCTCTTTAACTTGTCAAACATAACCAGTGATGGATTTTCATATTCTGGTAGCAGTTTAAAACAACGTCACAGTGTAGTTTCTGTGTCTTACTTCAACATGGATACTCAGGAAATAGATTTTGAGGTTGTAGAAGATGCCAACTTGATAAATAAAATAGGCTCAAGTATTAAACAAGTGAAAGCTTTTGCCTGTACTTCTAGGGGTCAAGCTGCCAGATTGGGTCGGGCAATTCTCTTTAGTGAGGCAAATGAAACTGAGGTCTGCACTTTTACGACATCTATTGATAGCGGTGTTGTAGTTAGACCAGCATCAATAATAGAAATAGCTGATCCTGTTAGGAGTGGACTAAGGAGAGGAGGAAGGATTGCGTCTGTTACGTCAACAACTGTCATAACTGTAGATGACTCTACAAATACAAGTTTGCCAAGCACTAATAATGCAAAATTATCTGTGATAATGCCAGATGGAAGTGTAGAAACAAGAGACATAAGTTCTGTTTCTGGGGCAACTATCACTGTTGCAAGTGCATTTTCTCAAGCACCAAATGTCAATACAAACTGGTTAATAGCTGACGATACAGTACAGCCTCAACTCTTTAGAGTAATAAATGTTGAAGAAATAGATGAAATAAACTACGCAATAACTGCTTTATCTTATGTCAATGAAAAATATGCTTTTATTGAAGATGGTTCAACACTGCCCACAAGAACAGTATCAATACTAAATGAACTAAAAGACCCACCAACTGCACTTTTGGCAGAGGAAAAAATTGTTGAAATAAATAATGCGGCTGTATCAAAATTGATTATAAGCTGGCAGCCTGTTCTTGGTGTTACTCAATATCAAGTCAACTATAGATTTAATAATGGTAATTTTGTATCAACCACAGTTTCCTCACCTGATTTTGAAATATTCAACACTGATATTGGAACTTATGAGATTCAAGTATTTAGTTTCAACGCAGCTTTACAAACCAGTGCGACCTCTGCTGATTTAACTTTTAACGCTGTTGGAAAAACTGCAATACCAGCAAACATTACTGGACTAACTGCTGAACCAATAAATGAAAAACTTATCAGACTTAGATGGAATCAGCCTACAGAACTTGATGTCAAACTAGGTGGATTGATTCACTTGCGGCACTCACCTCTGACGGACGGAAGCGGGACTTTTTCAAATGCCACAGATTTGATTCAAGCTTTAAGTGGTGTTACCACCTCTGCTGAAGTTCCCTACCTTGAGGGTGAATATATACTTCGCAGTCAAGACTCAGGAGGTCGTTTCTGTGCTGGAGATACAAGCGTCATTATTGACTTGCCTGACAATCAAGATGCTTTATTGACTCAAACAAGGAGAGAAGATACTGACAGTCCTAAGTTTCAAGGGACAAAATCAGATGTTGCTTTTGATGCAACTACTAATACAATCAACCTTGTTGGTGGTGGAAATTTTGATGACATCACAGATTTCGATGCTGTTGGTTCATTAGATGACTTTGGTGGAATTGTTTCAGAGGGGACTTATGATTTTGGTGGGACTGCTGGTGGAGATACTTTGGATTTAGGTGGTGTATTTAGTGTTGATTTCAAACGACATTTCCTGACTGAAGCTTTTTACCCCTCAGATTTGTTTGATTCCAGAGGGCTTATTGATGACATTACAGACTTTGATGGGGCTACAGCTACAGAGGTAAATGCTGAAATGCTTATAAGGGTTACACAGGACAATCCCTCTAGCTCACCAACTTACACAGGTTTCCAGACCTTTGCAAATGGAACATATAAAGGCAGAGGGTTTCAGTTCAGAGCAAAACTTACAAGTAATGACGTTGCTCAAGATATAAAAGTTTCTCAGCTTGGATATACTGCAACTATTCAAAGAAGAACAGAACAGGGAAATTTAACAGCTAGTGGGGCTGGGGCAAAGTCTATAACTTTTCAACACCCCTTTTTCGTGGGTACTTCTTTAACTGAGGGCGGTGCAAATGCTCACTTACCATCAATCGGGATAAACGCACACAATATGGCCTCTGGTGACTTTTTTGAGATTTCTAGTATCTCTGGGACAGGTTTTACAGTACACTTTAAGAACTCCTCGAATGCTTCGATTGATAGAAATTTTACCTATCAGGCTGTCGGATTTGGTAAAGGAGGGTAGAATATGCTCAAGGTGATTTTCTAAATGGCTCAAGTTTCGGATTATACAATCGCTAATGGCACAGGCTCCGCCGTAAGAACTGACCTTAACAATGTCTTTGCCGCTATACAGAGTTTGAATAGTGGGTCATCAGACCCCAGTGGTACACAGGTTGCTTTTCAATTATCTGTCAACACGACCACTAATTTATTAAAGCTTAGAAATGCAAGTAATAATGGATATATTGAAATTGGTAATGTAACTCAGGCAAACTTAGGTCTTGCTCCAGTGGCAGGGGCAACATTTACTGGGGCTGTTGTTCACAACTACACAACAGCATTAAGGATTCCTGTTGGAACTACTGCTCAAAGGTCAGGTTCACCAGCTACAGGAGACTTGAGATTTAATAGTACTTTAGGTTCTGCTGAAATATATGATGGTTCTTCTTTTACTGCTGTGGGAGGCGGTTCTGGAACAACTGGAGGCGGTTCTGATGAGCTTTTTCTTGAGACTGACCAAACTATGACAACAAATTACACTTTAACTTCTAATAAAAATGCAATGACTATAAGCCCTGTTATAAATAGTGGAGTCACCCTTACTGTGCCATCTGGTGCAATCCTTGTTATTCTTTAATTATGGCATTAAACATTAACGGCACTACTGGTATTTCTGGAGTTGATGGGTCAGTCTCCGCACCAGCATTAACAGGAACCGATAGTAATACTGGTATAACATTTCCTTCTGCTGACACCATTAAGTTTGCTACTGGTGGTGTTGAAAGAATGTCCATTACAAATAGCGGTGTAAGTGGAATCACTGCTGGAATAACAATGGCAGACCAGTGGAGAATCAGCGATCATTTTACTGTATCAACATCTGAAACAGTTATTAGTACAAATTGGGAAAGAAACGACTCAACTGGATATGCAGGTATTGGTACTGGCATGACTGAATCAAGTGGAGTTTTTACTTTTCCATCAACAGGTATATATTTGATAAAAGCTGTTGGAACAAGTTATGGTTCAAATGGTACTATTAATATAGTTATACGAATACAAGGAAGAAAAAATAGCGGCAGCTATGCGGATAAGGCACAAGGGTCTGAAAGTGCATACACCGATAATGCTTATGGAACAATTTATTGTGAAACTCTTTTTGATGTAGAAGATACTACAGGAGACAACATACGTTTAGCAGCTTATTCTCCTGCATCTAATCAAAAACTTCTCGGAGGAAGTGGTTTACAAAGAACTGGTGTTACATTTTTACGTTTAGGAGATACATAAAATGGATTCGACAACAGGAAGGCCAGATCACATAGCAGATTATCTCCCAAATGTAAGAGTAGGACAATGGTTTGGGTGGTCTGATACAAAAAATAAAATTTATGCAAATCTCATAGTGCATGATGGAGGTTCTAAACCTACAGAAAAAGAATGTAATGATGGACTTGCTGCAATGCAAGCAGCTTGGGATTTAGAAAATGATTCTTATAAATCTAAAAGAAGAGCAGAATATCCAAAATTTGAAGAACAATTTGATCAGATATATAATGAAGGAATAGATGCTTGGAAGGCTACTATCAAAACTATCAAAGACAAATATCCTAAATCATGAGTGCAAAAATTAAACTAAACGCAGCTTCGGGGGGTGGGTCAGTAAGCCTTAAAGCACCTTCAACAACTACAAGTAACGCTGCTGTTGAATTACAACTTCCTGTAGCTGATGGTTCAGCATCGCAGTTTATAAAAACCGATGGTTCTGGTAATTTAGCTTTTGCGTCTGAAACAGCAGATTTTGTAAAATTACAAAGTGTTGATAATCCAGCAGATGGTGCTGATATTTCAAGCATACAATTTACTAACCTTGACACTGCAACTTATAAAGCATTTAGATTAGTCTTTTCTATATTACCTGTAACAGATGGAGTAGAATTGTATTTTCGTTTTATGAATGGATCATCTGTACGAGATCCTTCTAACTACTTGTGGTCATTTATAGGAGTAGCAAGCGATAGCTCTACATACGAACAAGCTGGTTATGATACTAATTATGTAAAATTTTCAGCAACTGGTGGTAATAGTACGTCAGAGGGTTATAGATTTATTGCAGATATAGTTCCTCAAACTACTAACGATTTTACACAAGCAAATAATTTTTTAACTTGGACAGGAATAAGAAGAGACACATCTAATAATTTTAGAACTGAACAAGGTGGTGCGCAGTTTGAAGATGACGGAGATACTGATGGGTTTCAAATATATCCCACCTCTGGTAATATCAACAAATACTCATATACACTTTATGGAGTAAAAAGATAGTGGCTAGATTTCATTTAAGAAACGGAGAAAAAGTTGCTTTTACATCAGAGGAAGAAGCTGCTAAAGACGCAGAAGAAACTGCTTTAAAAGCCGAAAAAGACGCTAACGGATATAAATTTACTAGATTACTGCAATATCCATCATGGAGAGAATTTGCAGACGCTATGTACTGGAATAGTAAGGGAGACTCGACTAAACTAGAAGCGTACTATGCAGCCTGTGAAAAGGTAAAAACCGACAACCCGAAACCTAGTTAATTATGTCAGAGATCAAGGTAAATTCGATAAAAGGGGTAGGAGCTAGTATTGCTGCTATTACTGTCAACAATACTGATGGAAGTTGCACTGCCAATCTTACAAACAGAACTAATAAAAATTTAATAATTAATGGAGCTATGCAAGTGGCTCAACGTGGTACGTCATCTACAACGTCTGGTTATGGAAGTCTTGATAGATTTAAAATTAGTTATAGTGGAAATGATGAAGCACCTACCCATTCACAAGTTGATGTTGCCTCTGGAACTACACCTTACACTTTAGGTTTTAGAAAAGCATTAAGATTAACAAACGGAAACCAAACAAGTGGTGCTGGTGCTGCTGATTATCAAATTATCAGAACAATTATAGAAGCACAAGATATAGCAAATAGTGGTTGGAATTATCTATCTAGTTCAAGTAATGTAACTTTATCTTTTTGGGTTAAATCAAGTGTTGCACAAAATTTTTATGGTAGTCTCCGATCAATAGATGGTACTGGATATAATTACCCTTTTGAAACTGGTTCTTTGTCAGCCGATACTTGGACAAAAATAACAAAGACAATCTCTGGAAATTCTAATTTAACTTTTAATAATGATAATGGAGCAGGGTTATATATTAGTTTAATGCCTTTTTTTGGAACAGATTTTACAGCTTCTAGTGTTACTTTAAACCAATGGGCTACATATAGCTTATCGACTCAACAGCCAGATAATACCTCAACATGGTACACAACAAATGATGCGACATTTGAAATTACAGGGCTTCAATTAGAAGTTTCAGATCATGCCACCTCGTTTGAGCATAGGTCATTTGGTCAGGAGCTTGCTTTATGTCAGAGATATTTTTTTAGAACTCCAGCTTTTGGTACAGGTGCAACTTCAATTTATTTAGGCTCTGGAGTAGAGGCTGGTAGTAGTTCAAGAATTGCATTTATAATGCCACAAGTAATGCGAGCAGCCCCAACAGTTACTGCTGGAGATTTAAATTCAGATGATGAGCAAGCTACAACAGACGCAAGCACTGTTAGTGCAATTATAGCTGGTAGTAGCAATTGCGATAGAATGAGAGTCCAATTGACAGGTGGTAGTTATAATGCTGGTAATGCTGTTTCTTTAGTTTGTGCAAATGCAAATGGATTTCTTGCTGGGGATGCTGAATTATGAATTATACATATAAAAAATCTCCTAAATATAATGACAAACAAACTTCTATTATTAGAAGTGATGGTGCTTGTATTCCTATTTGTGAAGCAAACAAAGATTACCAAGAATACCTTGAGTGGGTAGCAGAGGGAAATACTATTGCGGAAGCTGATTAGTTAACCTTTTCGTGCATTTGCCTTGTCATTATCCCCATAGTGACGTAGAGGGGGGATAGGGCTACAATAAGCAGTAATACAAGCACACTTGAAAAAGAAAGTGCTTTTAAAATTGCAAATTTAATCATTTTTGCTATGCTAAATCGGATCTGTCAGGTTTTGAGTATTATCTCATTCATAATGGTAGCTTCCATGAGTGGTGGAGCGTATTTTGGTTACAAGTATGTAACTTCAGAACAGTTTAAAACAAGAGTTATGAATGAAATTCTTGGAAATGTTCAAGGAATGATGCCAAAAGTTTTAGATAATGCAATTCCAGATGTAACAGGGCCATCAATTACATTACCTACAAAACAAAAATAAGTGGAAATACCACAGATAGTAATTCCTGAGATACCATCAATAAAAGTCTTTAATTATATACCTACAACTAATGAAAGTTTAAATATAGCTCTGCCTAAAATTGACATGGCTGGCTGTACAAAGACGCACAGGGATGCCTCTGTTAAAAATACACAGATCATATCTGATGACCCAAATGGGGCTTATTATAGCTGTCCAGCAGGGCATACAATCCCATCTTATGTACCTATTAACTATGATCCTAGAAAATTAGAATATCAACAGGAGGAATCTAAACCAGTATCCAATACACCGCCACCGCCACCTAGAGAAAATCCAGAGATCCCACCAAATGAAGAAAAAGATATTGTTTTCTTTACAGATTGTCCTGATCCTAATTCCAGTAGAAGAATTGGGGACTATGCTAATGATAAGAAATTAGAGAGGATTATTGGTTTTGAAAGAGATAGCGAAGGGGTCTGCCAAGCCATTTTTGAGCCAGTCCCTTTCCAAGAACAATACATCCCACCAGTTAGTCTTATTATTAATACTGCTGTTATTGGTTTGGTCGCTGGTGGCTCTGCGGTTCTTGTTCCGATAATTCAAGGATTAGCAAAAACAGCTATAAAAAAATTAGGAAAAAAACTTGTTAAAGAAACTAATCAGGATTGATTTCGTGAGTATGAGGGATAACTTGATTTGGTTTAGGTTCTAAATATATATCAGCACATAAATTGAACCAAGGACTATCCTTATGCACCCGAATACCATTAGCAAGCAACGTACCACATTCACGAATACGGGCAATTTGCCAGTCTAATCTTTTGTTTTCTAGTATCTGTTGTTGTAATTTTACTTGCGTTGTAGCAGCCTTTTCACAGGTAGATTGTAATGATCTATCAAGAGGGATTGTAAAATTTAAACTAAATCCTGTATTTACTGCAAAACTATCTTTATTTGTTCCAGAATAATTTTCTTGATAAAATAAAATATCCCCAGCATTGTCTGGCACACCATCATCATTAGCGTCTGTTGGATCATAAAAAGGTGTTTCATAATAATGATCAAATGGTTTTCTATAGTTTGCTCCAAAAGTTATGAAAGGAGAAAATGTAAGTGTTGCACCTTGACAAACAATATTATTTCCAAATTGGTTAGTGGTCATGTTGCCTGTTAACGATTGGATTGCCATATTTGTAACCGAACCATTATTTGATTGTGAAACAGCATTAGCGAAAACCTGTGTTGGTGATAGGAGAATTATTGGGAGAAGACTGAGGTACTTGTGACTACACTTTCGCTTTCTATTTGCCTGTTGATAATCGTCATATTTTGAAGCCCTGCACCTTTGTAGGTTTCTGTGAATTGGAAGGCATTTCCTGTAATTTCCCAGTTTGGTTTTGATGAAAGATCTAATCCTGTCCATGTATAAACAGTTCCGTTTATAGTTTCATTAATACTTGTGGGAGGTGGAGTAATACTGTCACCATCCATAGAAACCCCAACACCTGTAACTGTGTATTCATATCCTGTGGAATAATCAAAACTGGTGACTGTCTCGGACAAAGAGGTAACAGTATTTGTGGTACTCGAAACAGTCCCGACAGTAAAATTTGGGGTGACAGGCTGTGAATTAACTGGTATGACATAAAAAAACAGTAGCAGTAAAAGTTTTTTCATTCATCATTTTGTTGTCACTGAAGTTACAAACTGACCTGTTGTTACAGAACCAGCACCGCCAGCATCTAAATTTTCGATTGTATGTGCAGATGTAATATCAACATCAAATCCTGTGCCAGAACCAGCAGATGTTGAAGTAATACTTCCGAAGTTATTAACTTCACCTACAGTTAAATCACCTGATTGCATAGTATCAGGCTGTAATAGTGATTCTGTCAAAGACCAGTTTGTTGCATTGGAGTTTATTGAATATTGTCCAGCATCAAAAGTTACA